AGATGTTGCTGGAGTTTCTTCTGCAGTATTCCCCACAGGTTCTGTATAATATTATAATTTATTTTTTTTAAACTCTAAATATAAAATCATTCTATCTTTTTTTCCTGCGTTTATAGCAAAATGAGGATAGGCTCCGTTAAATATTACATAATTGCCAGTTTTATGTTCAAAAAAATCTCCATTAATGCAAAGATATGATTGCATCGGCTCTGGCGCGTCAAGAGAGATGTGCATTTGCGCCAATTTTTCTGTAACCATTTCTGGATGAGTGTGAGTTCCTAATATTGATTCACCTTTTAGTATGTTTAGTGCCGCAACTTTTATTCCTTTTATTTTTTTTAATAACTTTATAGTTTTTGGCATATTACTGTGCGGTACTTCTTTATCATGAATAATTAATCCATATTGAATCCAGCTTTTATTTACCTCGCCTTTGTTATTCCACCCATCAACCCATCCATTTTTTTTATTTAATTCAATTTTTTTTAATATTTCTTCAGCTACAACTTCATGGTCTTTATTAACTCTATTTATATTTAAGTTATAATTGTCGAGGTGCGAAGATTCTTCTTTAATAATTTTCCAATTTTGGATTAACTCAGTTAATTGAGGGAAATCGCTAAGTTGATAGAAAAGCATTAAAGTTTATCGTAATCTGTTTTGCTGCAAAATTTTGTTAATTTAGTTCCATCTTCGTCCACGGCTTTAAGCGCATAACGCTTAGATGCCTTCCCTCCCTTAGTAACCATTTGATAAGTTTTCTTTTCGACTAGTTCGGCGGCTATCTGAACTTTAGTCTTCTTTTTTACATTATAAAACTCAACTTCTTTCATACTTTGCTTTACACCAAATAGGGGTCGGTTATTTTTTTATTCAAGCGAATAATTTAAAATATTTTAAACAATGCAAATATTGAAAAATAGTACCCCCCGCCACTTTGTCACAAAGTGACTAGTGGTTTTTTTTGGAAAATGGGGTGGGTCGGTATACGAGCAAGGCGGGCAGGGGGGAGGGGTGCTATGCCACACCCTCCTCCAATAAGAGAACCTTTGTCTTGCCTTCGACTTGTCTTGATATGTTCTTGAGTCTTATCAAGTTAGCTTGAATGAATGACTCGCTAACGAAGTACGAGTTTGGTTTGAGCATCCAATTCTTAGGGTCGATCAAGGCAAACAGGACTTGCCCTGCTTGCCCGAACATAACCCAACGGAATGATGTTTCGGCTTTGTTGCGTTTAGGTAACTGCTTCATTCTCCGAAGATCTCACGCATTGCAGGACTGAGAGAAGCCATGTCAACCTCGTTCTCATCCATGTCATAATCGACATCATCCTTGTCATGCTCGACTGACTCAAGAGAAGCGTGTTCTTCCTTGATGTCATTATCACTTGCTTGAAGCAAACCATGATTGACCACAAGCTCTTCCGCTTGAATCTCTTCATGGAGTTCTTCTTGCAATGATGCAAATTTAGGAGCGAGGCGGTAACCTTGCTTGGCGTTTTCTACTGCTAAACGAATTCTTTCGATGTTATCCATAGTTATATAATCTAGTATAGTTGGGTTGTAATGTCAAGCCTCAATGATTCTTTTTTTATGATCAACCAAAAACTTTTGGTCATTCTCTTGTGCAAGAGTCTTGGCATAGTTGAATGCTTTGGTTCGTCCTTCGATCTCATTGACAAACTTGCCGAAGGCGAAGATGTTCCAAAAGCGTGAAATGTTTTCGTTTTTCTCAATCTTAATCATGCTCTAAATATAAGAAATTTTTCTGTAAAAGTCAAGTGTTTTTTAAAAAAAATTAAAGTTTTTTTCATGTTGTTGTAAGTTGCTTATAGTCATATAATTGTGCAATTGCCCTATCAAAAGTAGAATTGTGCAATAAAATAATTTAAAGTTTTTCTTGACTTTTAGTCATTTTGTTGCTATGTTGTTTATATGATAAAGATTGATACAACACAACTAACTGAAAGAGAAAAGATTTTACTAGCATTTGTAATAGCTAAAAAAAAGTAAAATAAAGTTTGACAAAACAAGAAAGGATTGATAGGTTATAGATATGACAGAAGAACAAATACAAAGAGAAATAAGATTAGACAAACTACAAATGCAAATGTGGAAAGGTCAAATGGATCAAGGCGAGATAGATTGGAAGCTCGCCCGCATTGCTGAACTTAAGGCAATGTTGCCACAAGCCCGCCATCAAGACAAAGTAAAAGCTTTCGGATGGAAATCAGTCGAAAGAAACGCTTGACTTTTAACATCAACTAACCTAGTATATACACATATGACAATGACAAACACAACTGAAACCATCGAAGAAATCAGAGACGAGCTTAACAGAAAGCTTGACCTAGGGCTTGCCCTGTCTAAAGCTGAAGGCAACCTCAACTTCCTTGCCGAGTCAACCAACAGCGAAGGCGACAAAACCTTGACCATCACTCAAGGCATGGCAATACTCGACGCTCTCCATGCAGTGCAAGAAGCTCGCAAGGCATACCAAGCAGTGATCTACAAAGAAAGAAAGGCTAACTAATGAGCTATACAAGATTAGAATCTAAAATGAGAGAATCAAGCAAGATCGCTAAGGATGCCTACTTAGATGATGATCCTGAAAAGGCAATTGACTACGCCTGGACACTAGGGTATCATGGTGTACCATTCTATGATAAAGGTGCAATATGCTACCTCAAGAAGCTCGACATACTAGAAGATGCACAATCCGCTTATGATAGTGGTACAAGACAGCGAAGCACACCTTTTTCATATGCAAACTTCGACGATATAGACGATTACCTAAGTCACTGCTAGTCAGATAATTGCGAGACTGGGTGGGGCGCGATAGAATTGTACAATAAAATAAGAGAATCTTTTTTCACTTTTTGCTTGCAATTTCTGACCTGATGTGCTACCTTGTAGGTATATGATTAAGACAAATAATAAAGTAAACGGCTTCATTGCCAAAGTAAATATAATTGACCGCAAGACAGGCGAGCTGATCAGCTCAAATGTAATGATGAAATGCGAACATCACGCAACGATTGAAGACTTGAACAAAGATCTTGCCAAGTTTGGACTGCCTAGAAAGTTTGAACTTGTCGAATGGATAGCTTAAAATAATTCACTTTTAGCTTGCAATTAAATAAAAAATTTTATATAGTTATATCATGAACATAGAAAAAGAAATCAGTAAATTAGAGCAATTCATAAAAGATCATGCGTTTGATGCAGACGCTGGGCACATTCAATCTCAAATAGCATTGATTCAGGCAGAAATTGAGCTTGAAGAACTAGAGCAGCAAGAAAAAGAAGCTGAAGAGCGGGTACAAAATTTACTTGCACAAAAACTCTTTTTTTCCTTTTTTCCGCTTGCATAATCACAGAAAATCCTTAATAATAAAGATATGAGAAAAGTTACAGAACAAATCAGAAACGCCTTCAATGCGGGCACATCCTTAAAAGTCGGAAACACCGAGACAGACGGGCAAACCGTTTGGCTACATGGCAACGCGATTGTCAAACGCGATCCTGACGGGCTTGTAAGATGGTCTCTTGCGGGATGGAATACGCCCACCACACGCGAACGCGTCAACGGCATAGCAAATGCCAATGTTTTCCAATTCAAATTCGAGCCTGTACTAAACGGCGAAGTAATTGACGCAAACGATTGGTTCGCAACTCCTAATTCATTGCCCGATCCTCTTGTGTTCTAAGTCGTTGAAAGTCAGATAATTGCAAATCTGGCTAGGCAAAAGTAGAATTGTATAATAAAATAATTGAATCTTTTTTCACTTTTTGCTTGCGTTTTCGGCTTAATGTGTTAGATTATATATATGATAAAGAATAAAACATTCGTAGCAAGTGTTCATGTCTCTTCCCTTGATGGTGAAGCAATTTCCTTATGGAATAGTAATACCAAGTCATACATCGACATTGATAAAACACATCATACAATCACTATAAAAGCTGAAGACAAGCACGAAGTAAGACGCAAAGTTGCTCGCATGATTCGCACACTTCAGCCTAAGTTGCAATTTCAAACAAGCATTCAACGCAAAGATGGAGACAATGCTCAATACTACATTCAACAAATTTGGGAAAAATAATTCACTTTTTGCTTGCAATTTCTTTGTTTGTATGCTACCTTATAGGTATATGATTAATACAAAAGATATGAAAGAAAAAATAGTAAAGCAAATTGATCTTGGAATTCACCTTGCAAAGATTCAAGGATCAATCGAATTCCTTCACTACATGAACACCGAAAAAAAAGATTCACCAAGAACCTTGACGGAAGAAATGACCACCGAAGGTCTTCTCGAAAAAGTTTCAGAGCTTCGGTCTATGATAAAAGAAATACAAAAATAATTCATTTTTTTCTTGCAATTTCAACTCAAATGTGCGATAGTAATAATATGTTAAACGATAAAATACAAGTTAGAATTAAAAAATGGTCAACGCATTGGTCTGTTAAGATCTTCGACACAGGAACCGATTACCCACGGGTTCGGACTGCCTCAAGTCTTTCGCATCTTACAACAATAAAAAGAGAAGAGAATCTCAACTCTCCTCGTTTCAATGTAGTAACTCAACACTAAAATAATATGCCAAATAAAAACAAATTCAAAAAAGGCGATGTGCTCATCTCTCGAGATAATAAAGTCTTTCAATTCATCCAAGCCACCGAGCATGAAGAGCTTGGAACTATCGCCATGGTTCGTCCATACCGCACCGACCGCAAGGTCGGCATCCGTTTTGAGGATGTGAAGCTTCACCCTTTCTTTGCATAATACTATGATAAATGTAGACAAAAACCCAAACTTTACTAATTGGTTTGACATCAGACTTTTTGGCAAGCTAGTAGACAACGCCACAAGCCACGCTAACGCCATGCGTATAGCCCGCAAGCTCAGCGAGCAAACTAAATCTCCGATTATCGCGACTAAAACCAAGTCGTAAATCATTGATTATCATATAATTGCGAAACTGGGGAGGCAAAAAAAGAATTTTATAACTTTTTAGTTTGATTGGTTAATTTCTCTTTCTCGGCGGGCAATGGCTGTATCCGAACGATTTGGGCTATTTGGAAAAAAATTTGCTCCTATTTACAAAAAAACCCGCTAGTTTTTAGGCTAGCGGGCTTGTAGTTGACCTAAGACTATGAATCCTCACTTAACAAATCCGAGAACATTATATAGAATACAAGTATCCACGGAGTGAAAAATAATAGTTCCATTATCCAAGAATTTTTGAGATTACTCTCTTGGCGACGCCTTTACGGAATGCAACGCCATTGTATTGAGAACCCTTAACAACTGACACGAATGATCCGTTAGCCGTGTCGTAGTAAGCAGAGACGGGTACTCTGTTCTTGTTAACATATGTGAACCAAATCTTTTCATCACGACTGTTGACATTGTGAGGAGTATAGGTTTTAACCTTACTTAGTGCTTGTTTTTGTTTTTTTGTCATAGTTTAGTTTATCTGATTGTTATGATATAAGTATAGTATAAGATTGATTAAAAGTCAAGCGTTAAATCTTTTTTCCTGCTCGCCTAATACTTTTTCGTTAAAGTCTGCCCTCAAATTAATAAGTAATTTTTCTTCAGCGAGTCCGTCAAGTTGGAATTGTTGCATCAATTTAGAGACTTGAAGTGGAGGTTGCCAACCGAGGACATCGTCCGAAACAGAGAGGGGAACAAAGTCTCCGCGAGGATTAAATACTGCGACTTCATAAGTATCAGGATGGTTTCCGTAGAAAGCATTGCCTCCATCGTCATTTCCAACAACGCTGAAAGCGTAGCCATTGTCAAGAGTTATACTTGCCACGACTCCTAAATCTTTTGCGTGAGGGTGAGGTCCGAATTTTAAGTCATCGAAGGTTTTTAGTGTTTTAGTCATAATATAAATTCTATAAAATTAAAGTAGTTATGTCAAGGGTTTTTTACCACCAAGAGTCGAAGAACACTTGCCAACCTTTGTTGAGTAGGTCGCGAGCCTTTTTGACAAAAGAAAGATCCTGATCTTTGTAGTAGTAATGATTGTCGGGATAAGCGTTGCCGTCTTCATCTAACCAGAAATAAGAGTCATTCCCAAAAAAGAATCCGCCTGTTTCAGGTAGCTTAAAGTTGTTGATTGCATATTCTAGCGTATCAATATCTTCTAGCGTTAATTGTATAGGTATGCAGTTAAAATCGCCCATAGGGTTAGCTTCTGATGAATCAAAGTTTGGTCTACCTTTATCCTCCCATAAATCTTCCATCCAACCTTGAAGTCTGTTATGCTTTCTCCATGTAGCTATATCTTCGTGTTTATCGCCTTTAGTTGCGTATGCTGATTGATCTAATCCCATAATAATATTCCTTTGTTAAGTTAATCTATACCTATAAGTATGACATTTTTTTAAGTAAAGTCAACCTTTTTTTTTGGCAAATTCGATTTTAATTTTTGTCTATATAGTTTCGATTTCATAAATACCCCTGGGTCAATGACTTACATTAATGGATAGGGTTTTGTTGTAATTAATTAATACACAAGTCTTTATGAAAGAATCCTTGGTCCGCTAAAACTCTACATGTGTCTGGAAAGGCCAAGTCGATAACGTCGAAAGCTTCCAGGAACCCGTCCAGGTCCTGCGCGCATTCATTAAAAAGGTAAAGGCAAAAAATATATTCTTCGTAGTCCACATATGATTTTATAAAATTTTTAATTGTTTTAAAGTATTTAGTATCCTAACCATTCAAGCACTGCCTGAGCCGAGTATTCTTCCGTGTCGCCCATGTCTACCAAGAACTCTTCGAATTCTTGGCAACCGTGGTTTGTAAGCTCCTGAAATGCCCGCTCTTGTGATATCATGACGGATTCGGCTGAGTCGTAATAAGTATCGCTCATGAGTTTACTCCTTCCTGTACGAAGCCCGTCTCATCTTTCTTTGCCATACCTTTTTCGATAAGCCCAACGACTACCCCTTTCTTGTCTAAGAAACGCAAGTCGGTATCATCACCATTGACAACTTCGTAACCCTTCCAAGTCTTAGGAAGTTGGTTGCGAAACACCACGGCAACATTACCGCCCATAGCAAGAACCATCTCGCACTTTTTGTCGTTATGCTCGGAGCGAGAGAAGGTTAAGTGATAATTGGATGGAAATTTTTGTTCATCTTTAGTGAATGGCTTGTTAAGGAAAGCACACATTCTTTTGAATGACTTTGTATAGTCGTAGAATTGGACTGAAGAAAACTTTTCAAAGATTGTTTTCGGCTCTTCTTCATTCATGAAAACGGATTCCCAGGCAATGTCGCTCGTAAGATTCAAGCGAAACACCGCTTGCATTTCTTTTTTGAGCGAACTTTTGATAGTCGAGGCAACCTCTTTAGAAAGCTTTGCAAGGAAGTCAAATTGTTGCTCAAAGAATAACTTTGTCTTGGCAATGCGTGAAGCTTGAACGGAATTCATTTGACCACGACCTGCTGTGTTTAAGCAAGCCATTGTGCAACCTTTTGAACGCCATTGGCAAACTTCGTAACCCGCAAGATTGGCTGGAGCTAAGTGAATTCCTTTTGTGATGTAACCAAGTTTTTCGCCTTTAACGATTTTTTGGTTACCTGAAGTGAGTAGTGTCGTTTTAATCATGTATACAATACTAGACAAGCTGAGGGCATCTGTCAACCCCTTTTTTCACTTTTTTTCACTTTTTTTCATTTTGTTGCAAGTCGTTGAATATCATATAATTAAAATTTTTCTTAGGCGATTTTTGCAATTACTTAATGTTCAGTAACTTACAAAACAAAAACCCCCTTCCGATTGGAAGGGGGCTGAACGACACGATATGACCAGCAACCTTAGAAGGGGTCACCTGCACCGACTACCTCGGCTTCGATTATCTCATCCTGCTTAAAGCTTGATGAATCAAAGCCCACTTCGGAGTCAAGCACGGAATGCAATGCTTCGGAGCGTTGAGGTAATGCGGTAAGGTTACCCTTGTAAACCTCTGTGAAAGCGTTGTACAATGAGTTTACATTCCTGTCCCAAAATTCGGGATGATCGGACTTTTCCCATTGGTCAACAACATCAATGATCTTTGACTTAGGCAAAGCACCTGCCTTGCAAGCACGGATCACAAGATCGTTGACTTGAGCGTTTTTAAGATCATGCTCTTTGTAGGCATCAATCCTACTATCTTGAGCAACCCAAAAGTTGAAAAGCTTGCCAAGAGTGCGAGCAATGACATGGTCAAGCTCATTGAGGATATTCTTAGTATGCCTACGAGCTAGTTTGACCTCGTTAGTAAAAATAAGATTGTCGCAGACAAAAGGAGCGTCACCTGCACAAAGTCCTGCGGGGAAGCACTTGTCGTGGGCATTACGAAGTCCTACGATAGTGCCTCGCTCTGAAGCCTCTCTTTTAGGATGAGAAACTTGAAACAAGCCAAAGTATCTTTGGTTATTCCTAGCGAGGTTATGGCACTCTGCCTCGATAGTAAAGCCCGCTTGATCAAGATGGTTGCGAGTTTTATCAATAAGGAGAGAATGAGAGATCGGTTGGTACGAGACAGAACGCTCGCCATTTTTGTTGAGTTCCTTGCGAAACTCGATGGGCGGAGTTTGAACTGCCTTGACTTGGTCGATTTCTACTACTTTGTGCTCACCGCCACAGATGCGGAGATTGTTGGTTTTTTGTTCGTTATTCATAAGTATAATAATAGTTGATTGTTAGTGTTTTGTCAAGAATTAATTTTAGTAAATTAAAGTTTTTTTATGCTTCAGCTTTCTATGTATGATTTTGTTTTTAAGTTTGTGAGGGCGAGCTTTGGTGAAAAGGATTGGTTTTCTTATCTTTATATCTCTCGCTTTCATATATATAATTATGACAGATTACGATTTAATTGCAAGCAAAAAATAATTTTTTTTTGCAGTTATCTTAAGTTGTTGAATACCATATAATTGCGGAATCAGCTAGGGAAATTTCATAAAACGTTGATTATCAACAAAAAACCCCTCTCCGATTGGAGAGGGGCTTGGATTAACCGATGACCATGAAAGGTCAGAACACACGCTTCTCTAGATGATAGAGCTCCTCTAGTAATGCATTATGCTGAGACCGACGCTCATTGTGCTCTGATAAATAAATACCTTCTGATTCTTCGCAGGCTAGCATATACGCTAGCTCGCGAACTTGTGCTCGTAAATGTTCAATGCGTTTCTTCATATTCTACCCCCTTACTAAAGAGATGATGCGATCATAACGGAAAGAACGAATTCCGTTGCGGTTAAAGCAATGAGCACGAAAGCCTACGACTCTCCTGCCCTCGCGAGCGTTGCCAAACTCACGCTTATGCGTAGGTTTAGAGATTGTGTACATTTGTGTTCTACCATCTTCGGTAGTATACACGACATTATAGGTTGAGCTGAACAAAGCAGCTAACTTGTTTTTGAGTTTCCTTAACATTAGGATTGTTCTCCTTCTACTTCTTGTAAACCCATCGCAGGGTTTTGGTTGTAATAATTGTAAGCGTCAGTGACTTCTTCAGCTGACTCAAAACTTACAAATAAGATGTCTTTTGCACTGTCGTATGGGTGCCATGGCGTCTCTGATTCCTCAAAGGCTAGCTCCCACTGCTCAGTGTCTTCATTAAAATTAGGAAGGTCAAGAGGTTTGCCTTCGCATACTGCATCGATATAGGTGTTCATAGTTGTGTTTGTCATGGTTTAATTATCGTACATTTCTTTGATCATGTCAACATCAAAATCAATTTCTCCGTCTTTTTCTTTAAGTTCAAAAGAATTTTTATCAATTAAGATTTCTTCGTCGGCATCCAAAAGGTCTTGGATTTTTTTAATATAGTTAATGGCTAAGTCGTTCATTAGGTAATGTCGATTCCAAAATGAGACGCGAGATCTGCAATAGCTGAATCTTTATTGAAATAATTATATGCATGAGTTAAAAGCTGCTCTTGCTCTTCTCCTGTATGCCCATCTCTGAGTTCGTCATATATCTCAAAGATGTTCATATTCCAATTCCAACCTTCTACTCTTGATTCTATCTGTAACTTAGTCATTATACTGCCCTTTCATTTACTTGTTCTAACATTAATTTGAATTGATCGAAAACTTTTTGTTTGCTACCTTTAAGTCCAAACTCTTGTTTGACGATAGAATAGCAAGATCTGCCCCTGCTCATTTGTAAACCCTGGGTCTCAAGCCTTAAGCCTCTGAGAAGAGTTTTGTAGCGAAACATTTCGATTTGTTCGGGTTTGTCTAATACTGCTGTCATAATTTTTCCTTGTGTTATAGTTCTGCTGATTGAAAAGATGATTCTATTCTACGCTCATCTCGCAATAATGTCAAGTCCCGAATGATGTCATCTAAAGTTTCATCTTCACTTTGGAACGCACTCCCTAGTGGAAACTTTTCGGGATGACGCTCATGTTGATCGAGACAAACTGTTGACATGGGATCTGACCATGCAAGGTTGCCCCTAACGATATCCATAATTGATTCTGATAGTGTCATTGCTTTGCTCTTTCTGCTTTTATCTTTGCGTTTTGGTCGTCAACGATTTTAGCCAAACGCTTTAGTTCAAATATAACATTCTGCTTATCTTCGTATCCTGCATTTGGGTTTTTCAACACCTCAACCATTGGAAGGATGAGTGCTGACCATGTTGGTGTGATATCTATTGTTTCTGTCATACTATAATAGTATTAAATTTTTTGTTCAATGTCAAGGTTTTTTTCTCTGTTTTTCTTTAATTCCCAACTAATGTCATAGAGGTACTGACTAACATAATCCAAGGAGGCTGCAATGTTTTTAAGCTCTCCACTGAGATCTCTGTTTTCTTTCCTCATTTCGTAGAGTTCATCTGAAACCCCAACGATTGCATCGGTGATTGAGCATCTATCTTCTAATTTTCCTTTATGTGCTTCCATTAATTTGTTCATGCCATATCCTCCTCATCTAATACTTTTTCTTTTAACTCTAATAAACTTTTATAGGTGGTAAACCACGAATCTGCTTCGTCTTCTCTGCCCTCCATCTCGCTATAATAAATGTAATCAATAACTTCTTGAATAGATTGTGATGTAGGAATCTTAACTAATAATTGCTTCATGCTGCTAATACTCTGTTATGGGTTAATGATGCAAATCCTGCATAAAATACAGGATTTTCTGTGTCTTTTTCTACAAAAGAGCTATACTTGTACGGGTTGTATGTAATTTCTGTACCAATTGCAACTGTCCCGCCAAGGTCGTCTATCCTGCCTGAAATGCCCGCATGAACATTCTTACGCTTTTCTTGAATAACTTTCGCCCGCCCCTTTTGGTTTACTTGAAAACTGCAATCCCACATCTCTAAGCTATCTGCGTGTGCTTTAACAAGCCCGCCCTGCTTGACTGACCAACAGTCCTTGTGAAGATTCTTATATACGAACACCTTCTTGCTGAAGTCGATGTCGTATCTTTTGTCGCTTTTTGTTCTGATCATGTATACAATTATGACAGAAAACTGCCGCAAGTCAAGCTTTTTTTGAAATAGTTGTAACTCGTTGGTTATCATATAATTGCGAAAATCGCCAAAAACTCTTTTCTTGCTGTAAGTTGTTGAATATCATATAATTGCAAAAGTTGGCAGGGCGATCCCGCAAAATACTGATGCTCAACCCTTTACGAATTGAATTTTAATTTTATAAATTTTTGTTTAAATTATAGCTTTATATATTTGTTGTATATTTGCTACTTATATATTTGTTGTATGTATATTTGCTATGTCATTATATGATATGATTTAATTGTATAAAATATTAATCTTCCTTAAGTGAGAGACAGACTGCAATAACAATGGCTCCTATAATAATTTCCATTTAATTTGCTATGTGTAGTGCTATTCTAAGATTCTCGCAATCTTTACCACAGAGAAAAACATCTCGGCAGTAGTCAATATCTTCGCTCTCTACTTTATCGATGCGTTGGATTGCCTCCCAGGCATGAACCCGTTCACGGGGCAGTCCGCCCCATTTAATAACGACTTTCATGTGCGGGAAATAATCTACGATCTCGGCAAGCTGAGGTTTCGTCATGTATCCGTAGTTTGATAATATGTCTTTTAATGTTTTCATAATAATAAGTATGGCAGGTTTTTTTGGGAATGTCAAAACAAAAAGCCCCTCCTAGAATTTCTCTAGAAGGGGCAGGGGGCGGGGGATGGGGAAATATGTGTGGGGGAGGACTACTGTATACCTCCAACTTTTCGGCGTGAACATCAGTTCAGGATTACCTACTTCGAACTACAAATCAAGCTTGGCATTTGCTATCGGCTCATCCGATTGGACTCTACCGCCCCGCCACGGGGGATTTGCATACTTTAGCCCGCTCACGACAGGCTTAGTTCAGTCACCCACAGGAAGGATTATAAGCCCTTCCAAAGTGTTAAAAATTTTAAAGATCAATTTATTTTATTTATTTGAGTTTGTTTCTCAATTTATGTATATAATTATAGTATATTTAGTCTTATTTGTCAAGTATTAATTTTATTTTTATTAATTTTTCTGCACTCTCTTAATAAGTCTTTTATTTTAAACCAACTCTGATCAGGTGGAAATAATTTTTTATTTGTATCAGAATCATGTGCTCTATATAGATCATCTACATATTCTTCTACCTTAACTAACTTAATTAACATTAATTCTTTTGCAGTTAATTGTTCATATAATTCTTCATCAGTTGCGAACATACTAACTTTATCACTAAGAGGTTTGATTGTTGCATCCATTATGCTACCCCCTTTGCTTGCTTGAGACGCTTGGCTTGAATCTCTTTGAGTCGCCTGTCTGCCTCTCTTTGTTGGGCGAAGATGCTATCCTCGACAATAGAACCATAGTTGGCAAATTTACTCATGCCCACATATGACCCTCTTTTTACATTATTCATAATTGAAGTTGCTCTTGCACATTTAGCTATATTACCCATAATTTTTTCCTCCTTGTTTGATTGTTATGCTATAAGTCTAGTTGGTTGTCTTCGTTTTGTCAAGAAAAAAGATTAAGGAGTGTTCAATGCAGGTGATGACTTACCTCGTCCCGCCTCATCGACGGACTCTATGCCTCCAAATAAATTAATAAAATTTTTTATTTAATCTTATCCTCACTTTCTTGTATAAATGCTTTTATATTTGATAAATTTTCGTTTGCAATTTGCTTATCTTGTAGCATATCATTTATATAGTATTGATTATTAAAAATATTTCGTACATTCTGCCCATTATTTGTTATTTGATTTATATCATTTTGTACTTTATTTATTACTTCCTCGGCTATATTTATTGCGTCATCCCGAAGCATCTTGTCGCCCGTATTCGGGTTGACTAACTCGGAGTCGGCACTCAGTTCCGCCCGCATCTTTTTTATTTCTGATCTAATATTTAATATTGTATCAAGTTTATTATTTATCTCTTTTGCTATTGTTGTCATGTATATAAGTATAGTATAGAATATAAAACAAGTCAAGTATTAATTATATTTTTCTTTATTTTATAAAATTTTTTATTCAATCTTCCTGCACAGGGTAATTCTCTGTTGGATTAAAGAAGGGAAATAGGATAATCAGATTCGACCCCTCAAAGCTCGCAAACGCTCTTATTTGCGGCTCGCCTGTTATTTGGGGCTGATCTATCCATCCGACATCATTTATTTGCTCCTGCATCATTATTTCGGGGAATGTGAAGTCTATATGGTGCTGAAGGTAACTAACACTATTATCTTTCTCGCTCATCAATACCATAATTATAATTTAAAGTCTTATTTGTGTCAAGTGCATTTTTATTTCGCCCGAATTCAACAAAAAATTTAGTATAATTAATTATTATATTTTATTCTATTTTTTTTCATCTTATTTCGCTTTATTTCATTCAAACTTTTATTTAACTAAAACGCAAAAATGTATAAAAAAATTTATTAAATTAAGTCGGCTATCTTTCATATTATTATTTGCAATTATTTGATTAAAATTTATTTGTAGTTTGTTCATTATACTTTATTATTTTTCTTATTAAGTTATTTGGCTATATCAAAAAAAATTTAGTTTATTTGTTTCTATTATTTTTGACGCAATTTACAATATTTTAACTTAACTTATATTTTTATATATTTAAGTCGCGTACCACGCTTACCCACTTTCCCCCACTTCAACCCACTTGCTCTTTATTTTAATCTAAACCTTTATTAATCAATTATTTAAGTAAAATTCGTTTATCTTTTTATTGTATATATTTGCTATTATGATCTAGTATATAAGTATATAGTTTATTAATATGGATGGGTAAAGGGATTATATTGTTAATTGTATTTGAAATTATTTGGAATTATCAGAAGTATCTTGCTTTATGATATTTAAGAACTCTTCCATTGTGATCGCTTCAGCTTCTTGTTTCGCTTGACCTATTGATTGGAGAATGCAACCCTCAATAATAGAATAACCTTCAGTATGCCCCGAAACTTCCATCTCGTTTTTACTCTTATTTGCTTCCGACATATACATTTTCCTTGTCTATTTGTTTTAGTAATTTTGTAATAAAATTTTTATCTCTTTTATTGAACATATCGTACTCAACCCAAAACTCTGCCATGTCTCCTTTTCTTCGCAATAAAAAATCTTGTCTATCATGCGATATATCTATAATAAAAGCCTGTTTGTAAACTAAGACTCCTGTTGGAGTATTGATTAACCAAGGTTGAGTTGGATTGGTTGTTAATTCTGATATGTGAGAATAAAGTATATCATCCCCATCGAAGACTCCCCCTACGGAAACCATAGAGGGAGTCAAGCAACCCGATAGCATTAACAATAACGATAGGAAAGAAAATTCTTTAAATTTTTTTTTCAATTAAGAGTTCCTCACGACTCTCTTGAGGCTAACAGGAACATTTTGCCCGACATCTGATTCATGAATTTCATAATCATCCATTACATCAATTATCTCTATAATATCCGCACAAGTCAGTCTTTGGTCTTTGCAGAACCTTAAATCAGCAATATTTTTAATTAAAACTTTTTCTCCATTCAATAATTTATTACTAATATATGAACTAACTTTAAATAGAAGATCATCTTCATTATCCATTTCATCGTCTTCCCATTCACTTTGATCGACAAAATCAGATTCATCATCGCAATCATAATCACAATCTTCATCATCGCAACAATCGTCATTTGACCCATAAATAGGCTTATTAGCCTCGTAGACAGGTTTATTTAACTCTTTACGAGTGTCGGTAATATCAGAGATCACATTGTACTTAGATACCCTAAGTTTCTGAAAATCACAATCAGTTGGTACAGATACTGCATCAGCAGGATCAAACTCAACAACAAGCAATCTACCATTCTCTCCTGCCCAATTATTAGCATAATCGTATGAACCAACATGAAGACCAAAAGAACAATGATTATCCTTATTGTCATCTACGCATCTACGAGCAACTTCGATAGTAGCACCAACTTCATTGAGAATTTGGTGACGATCATTGGTTTTGCCTTGCAATACGATTGTATCAGCATTGCCTGTTGAACTCCAAAAGTCTTTCTGAACACCTTTGTAGCCCAAGACCTTGCCTTCGGGAGTGTTTGGTAATGACTTGTAACTCATGAAAGAATACAACTCATTCGCTGAATTTGCACTTGGATTTGACTGCAAGCGAGTAATAAAGTTTGTAAGAGGAGCAGAATCCCTCATCCCTGCACGAAGCATTTCGAGTAATTTTTCAACAACAACACCATGCAAGCGATGTCCTTTGTAGAAAACAACTTCATCTCTGACTTCAATATCGCCCTCAACAAAGTTCTCAACTGCCTTGGCAATATCAAGCAAATCTCCAAGATCATCATATCTTGCTTCTAAGATTGCTTGCTTGGCAAGTTTAAAGTTTACATGATCTTTACGCAAGGTATATGGTTTACCTTCCCAAAAGATAGTGAGTGAATTTTCTGTGAGTTGATATGGTACTTGATTCATAATTTTTTCCTTTTTGAATTGTTAATATATATAATACTAATTAAATTTACAGATATTGTCAAGTTTTTTTCTTAAAATAAATGGGGAAGAGGCATTTAAGCCCCAACCCCATCACACAAGGAAATATATTCTAAGATAGTTTGATTAGTTACATTCTTGTCATTATCTTGCTTTAGATTTACCCAAGAATTAATATGATTTGCGACAATTTTAAGTAAAGGATAATTTTTATTAAGTAATTTAAAGTCTTGCATAACTGATTCTGCATCGACTTTCGTATCTAATACATCATCTAACCATGCTTGATCGCCTAGACTAACTACATTGATTGCAACATTAAATTTACGATCACTTGTAGACTCTTCCATAAAAAGCTTCCAATTTTCTGCACAACGAGCAAATAAATGATTGTCATCGAGCGTAGAAATATCAAATGTATTATTAGTAAACAATTGACCATAATTCCAACGATATTCACTGAAGTTATTATTAGAAGATTTTTGGAATTGAATTACATTGTATGCTGATTGACATTCTTTCTTGTTTTTGCGAATGATGTTTTTGCAATAGTCAAGATAAAAATCAAAGAATGATACCCATGTACTTTTGTCTAATTTCTTTACATCACCTGCACGAACACCGAATAATTGAAGATTTTTTTCGTCTGAATTATCTTCAGCTTTTTGGCGAATACCTCTAGCGATTTTGTAAACTCTGTCAAGATCATAAGATTCACTATCAACTTTGTAGTTCTTGATTGGAACATAAATGATTTTACCATTGACAGAACCTTCAACTTCATTTAGCTCAAGTGAATTGATTGGTTCGTTGACATTTTGCCAATAATCTGCATTACGACTACCATATCCTTTATCAGTCCTCATCTTGAATAATGGAATAGAAGCACGACTTGTACCCGAAACTTTATTGCGAACAATTTTTTCTTTATCTACTTGAGAAGAATATCTCTTATGTTTTGCGTCAACAAGATCGAATTGCCAATTATCATAAACTTCTGCTTTACCACATTCGCTAGTAGGATGAACAATATAAACACCTTTAAGGTCGGGCAAATCATTCATCAAAGTGCGAACTCTAAGATTGTTACCATGAGAAGAATCAATGTCTTGCATCATTATAAGATAATTGTCTTGACAATAAATGCGATTTGTTTTAGTAGCTCTTACCTTGAAACCATTGCGAGAATCTTTATCTTCAATTTTCTCGTAATCAGTAATCAAAAGATCGTCTTGAAGTTGATAATCTCTTTGAAATGTATAATCTGTAATTTTGATGCCATTCCACTCGAAGCTATTCTCGAATACTCCTCTTACTTGATAAGGTAAAGCATTAATAACTAGAGCATAGTTTCTCTTTGCATCCCACAAATCTTCACTATCGGCAAGTTTTTCTTTTGCAATAGTTTGAATATCTTGACTGACTTTGTAAAGAATCGCACAAATTTCTTTTTGAGTTGCTTTGTTGTATTCTAGCGACTCACGACTATGATGCAATCTTACTGAACCAAGAGGCACACGAAAGTAAAAATTACTTTGTTGTAAAAGTTGTTGAACTATTCTGCGAGAACTTTCATTGGACACAAAATTTTCTACATTTATTGCCTTTGGATCAATAGGATAAGCAACTCTACCCATAAGAACATGAGAGTAATAATTATAACCATATCCCCGATTCTCGTCTTCCGCAAAGAACCATTCATCAGTTTTACTTGATAAAACTTTTGTAGGAGTTTGTATAAAGTCTTCTTCAACTCCGAGAAATTTTGGCATATCAGAGTTAGAAAAGAAACGAAAGAAATTTTGCACAACATTTCTAAACTCTTTGCGATCATCTTCTGCGACTGCAACTTCAATACTTAAACCTGTTGGTTTATTGCTTGGTTCTTCAAACAACTTTGTGATTTTGGTATCGTCATTCTCATCGACAAATACATTGTAAGAAGTTTTTGTTCCATTATGAAAAGAAACGCAAGTAAAGTTGTCACCATAAGAAAGTGGAGCAAATTTACCGATACCGAAAGCACCGATATAATTGTTAGATGTACGCTTAGTTGACTTGCCATACTTAGAGTAAAGACCGAAAACATCTTCTTGGCTAAGTCCACCCCCGAAATCACGAACTGAAAATGTCGGATTCATTGCAGTTGGCAACTTAATTTCGATTGGGCGATTTACTCCTGCTTCAGTATTGGCATCGAGTGCGTTAGCACTAATCTCACGAACGACTGCAAGACGAGTATTGGAGTAATTGTTGCGAAGAAGAGATGCAACATAACGCATATCTTCGGCATCAATCGTGCAATTTACTTGCTCGAAATCGTGAGAACTTACTACTTCTTTAGATTTGTTTTGTGTGATAATCATTTTTTTCCTTGTGTTAAATTAAACTATGATAAAATACTAGAGTATGTCGATTGAGATGTCAACACTTTTTTTAAGAAAGTTCATTCGCCACTCTAAGCAACTGATTTAAGTAACCAATTTCTAGTATGTGCATTTGCTCTTCCTTTTGTGTGGTGATTGGATAATTATTAATCTCTAAAATTTTTTGTTCAATTAATTCTATTACTTCTTTCATAATGTATTATTTACTTCCTCCATTTATATTTTCTAAATTATTTTCTCTAGCTTGCCTTCTCATTGCTACAACAAGTTCTTCATCGACTAATCTATGTATATTTGTGGTATCTTCTATTGCAGTACCAAAATACAAATCAATAAGATCGGCAATTTGATCTACGCACTCATAAAAGCGATATTGATCTCCACCATTTTGTGGAACATTAAAAGTAATTTTCTCCGTAATGTAATTCATATTAATAAACATAGAGTATGTTACTCTCTATGTCAAGAAAAATTAATTCAATGCAATGTCAAAATCGCAATTTATTTTACCCGAAGTTGCACTCGCACTTACTTTATTAAAAATAATATCAGTTTTAGGTTGTAAAACAATAGGGAAAGTCAATTGGTTGGATGTCGGAGAAACATCGCTAAAACTTGTAACACTACGAGTCCTAAACACTTTTCCATACTCTCTAGTTTTTAAATGCACGACTGCACTTAATGAATTTGATGAAGAAACATTGTGTGCAGATATATTAAACTTCACTAATTTTCCTGTGTAATTAGCGGGTATCGTATAAACGCACATTAAGGTTTGATTATTATTTGATAAAATTTTTGCGTAAGTATTAACCCCATCACTACTTTTAATTGAGACATCTCCTACAAAATCGCTAGAACTATTATTATAAGCTCTAAAAACTCTAGTCCATGTGCTTGGTATATTTACATCACTTGTGCCCGAAAGAGTAATTTCTTGAAATTGTTGTTCAAAATTTTCATCCAATCCCATAACTATAACAGACTGATTATCCGTTCCGTTAGAAGAGTTGATTATTAATGATTCACCACTACTACTAGGGAATACATATTCTGTTACTCCATCCCATATAGTTTGAATTGTTGACTTATCTGTGATTTGAGGTAAAGCACCGAACTTGTTCACACTTTCTTTTGCTTGACCGATAGCTAAGTCATGTTGACTTTCGGGTTTAGGAGTCCAATGTAAATTTAAAGTATCCCATACATAATTAAATCCTAGAGAACTATTTCTCGCAGGAGCGATAGGTAAAGAAGATGGAAAATTTGGATCATTACTCATATATTTAATTACACTAATAAGTTATGTCGATATTTTTCTTTTTTATAAACACATAGTTGTTAATATGTTGATGCTCTAAACAGGTTTATTCCATGTCTCAACAATTAAATTCATTTGCTCTGATAAAGTTGTATCTTCACTAATTGGCTTAAGATGAACACTAATCTTATCTTCGTAATCAGTATCATCAGTTGGTAAAAAGTGAAGCGTTGACATTTCTCCATCGAGAATAGCTTGAATATCGCTTGGAGTTAAACCTATTTCTACATTATATTCTTTAGCAATATTCATTTAAATAAATTCCTTCTGTAATTAATTCATCTTCTGTAAACTCCATTGGCTCTTCCCACTCTTCATCATGCAAGAAATAAGTTCCTGTGTAGGAATCGTACCAAAATTTTTCTTCAATAGTATTATCTTCGTATATATAATTAATGTTCATGCTATAAATCTAAAGTGTTTTTGTTACGATGTCAAGAGTTATTTTCGTATTGATCAATTAAACCTTCTAAATCCCATTCAGTATATTCTTTAATTAATTTTTTTAAATCTCCATCTACATAAGTTGCTCCACCTGTGCCATCATTGCATATTTCCACATCTTTAATATTGGTTTTGCATTGATAGCCAACTCCCTTGTTTGTTTCAAAATATCTAACACTTGTTACTTTCATAGTTTTAATTCCTTTGTGATTGTTATATCTAATACCCCCCAATTCATTTGAGTATCAACATTAAAGCCTAAATCAATTAGCTTGTCAACAATAGAATGTCTATGATTCCAAATATCTTTATCCCAACTATAATGGTCGCAAGTAGAGAAGCTTGATGAGCCTTTTTCAGCTACCCTTTCTACATGATACTCAATGTTTTTATTTAATTTTTCTTTTAACTCATTCATTTTATGTATTCCCTTTCTTGTAAATATTCTTTAAAATTAACTTTAAACTCACTTAGCCAATGTGGATCGACTGCACATTCTGCGAGTATTTCCCAAGGATCACCTAAATAGTTGTCAATGTCAACATCAAAATAGAATTTTATTTGATCTGCCAAGGACATATCTTTTATATATTGTTCGTATGTTGGTAATTCCATGATTACATTATCGTAATATTCGCACTCATCTTCGTTTGTGCCATCGTATATTGGTTGTTTCATTTTATTTCCTCGCAACTAAAAACTCCTCTATCTCCATGAGTATGATCGCCTTGATATTTAGTTAAATTATGATTGTAAAAAAGGTCTTGACAACCATGTTCATTAAGTAATTCTTCCGCAATTTCTTCTGCTTCATCTACATTTTTAGCCTCAACTACAATGTATCCACCAATCTCTTCTGTTATTGATAATTTATATTTTTTCATATTGTTAAACTAGGTTAATTTGCATGATATGTCAAGCATAATCATTGTTTGTTGATTAAAAGTTTGTATTTAAGTGTGGAAACTATTATTCTGCATTTTTTATCATGCATTATTGCAATCTACCCCCTGCATCTAATACATTGCGAAGACAACTAGATTGCCCTGCTCTCGCAGTAACCTTCTTAGCATACTCAAACGCACTAGGATCGCTGAATGTCTGCATGACCATAGTAGATTTGTCAAGATAAACATTAAGACCCTTCTTGGGGATCGAGTTTGCTATCTTCTCTGCATGAGAGATTGATTGTTCAATACTTGCTAGGAATGCTTCTGTCGTGTTCATGGTATAATACTAGATTGGTCTTTCTTGGTTGTCAATACTATTTTACATATTTTTTAATTTCATTATTTTTTATATCCAATTCGCTCTCTATCTGTTCTGCGACATTCTCGCTTACAGATATTTCGTGATCTTTTGATAGAGTATTTAATAACTGAACTAAATTTTTTCCTGTATTATCTCTACCTTCATTTCCCGCTAGAAATAAATTATCTTTATTCATTAAAATAAGATCATCTATTTTAATTAAGATATGATTTATGCTATCTGAACTGCCTCTTATTCCTAGTTGTATTTTCATTATTTATCCCCCCAAAATCCACAAACGCAAGGTTTATCTGAAACTTTGTCAAATAAACTAAATAATATTTTTTGATTATTAAATATTTTTTGTGCCAACGAATTTATTTGATCGTCACTTAGTTGATCGTCTATTTCATAAAGAAAATTTTGTATTTCTGTTTCTGTTATCATAAGTATTTTATTTTAAAACCAAGATCAGTCAAGCATAAGAGATCAACCCTATCAAGGCTTTTTCTGCGGGTTAATAAATTAAGATTTTCGGCATGGTTAGAGACGACAACCCATAAACTATCTTTTCTGTTCTTGTATTTTTTTTCTTTAACTATAATTTCAGTTTGCATAATATAAACATTGTTGAATGTACTTGTCTAAGTCTTTTACTTGCTTCTTGGCTTTCAATGGTAATCTCCGACCAAGGTAATGATTGACTTTATTTTTAAATGAAATTATATCTCGTAATTGATTGGTCGAAAACCTGCTTTGATGCAAATCAACCAAATCCTCAAGATCAAATAACATTTCATAAACTGCATTTGCTTCGGCTTGATACTTCATAACTATAATTATGATGAAGTTCTACCAACTTGTCAACACTATTTTTTGAAAAGTTTTTGTTTAACCTCTTCAAGCAACGCAACATCTCTTGCTTCTTCGATGTAATCATATTCCTTGAGAATTAGTTCGTATTTAAAGAGCATTGCATCTAATTTCTCTTGCATTAGTTTTGTTGCATCTGCAAAACCTGCATCGTAATCGTCCATTATTATTTTATTGTTTGATGACATTTTATTCTTGTTTGGGTTATCGTCCTGCTTGACAACTATAATGGCGGATATAAATGCAAATATTAAATTGATTAAATATAAAGTGAGTAAAAAATAAACTAATGCAGACATAATAATGTCTTACTAAAGTTTCTTAAATTTATTTTGAAATAAGCGAAATTTGTCAATATTTTTATTTTCAAGTAAGCTATCATAAACAAAATTTAATTCAAGTAAAATTTCATTAAGCTTATTGATGTGAAATTCATCTATATCACAATATTCTTTTAGTGTCTCAAAGCCAATCAGTTGGTCTTGAATCTGTCTACACGCTAAATGTAATTTATTTTTAAGCTCCTCTTCTCGCTCTTCCATATATATAATTACACATATAATTTTATATAATTATTCTCCACTCATCACAAAAAAGAGAAAAAGTAAAACGAAAACGCATCCTGTTACTATATTTAAAACATAAAAAATTTCGGGTAAATTAGTCATGCTACCAATAAATCTTCTTCAACTAATCCACCATTTTTTACAGGAACGACAACATCAACAAGAAAATCTCTGATCATTTCTGTTATTTGAATCATCTCATGGAATTCATCAAAATCCATAGCATTAGCATCACCCTGTCCACCATAACACATACGATAACCTTCTCGCAATGGTGCAGTTTTGCCTGTGCTTGTCTTGACCCAATTACCTGTTTGAGGGCATCTATCCCATGTAAAATTATTATGAAAAGAATTAAGGTAAACTAATACATCGAGATTACCTTTTAAGTTGCCAACGCTATCTTTTCTCTCTGTACAATCAATAAAGTCAATATTAGCAGATGGAAAATCATCTTTTACATCTTTTAATTGAACCATAACACCTTTGTAGTTTTCTTTGGTATAATATGTATAAACTCCATTAACTTTTTTACAACCTGTCATCTCGCACATTTTTCGATCACGATCACCTTTACTCTTCCATGATAAGATATGTTCAGAAGGCAAAACTTTTTTGACTAATTGATTGCTTTTGAAGATGACATTTTCGGGCGACCATGTTTTCCAACGGACATTTGTATTTGTAAAATAATTCATTTTTATTCCTTTGTTAATTGTTAATTAATTAATACTGACAGGTTTGTTAATCTTTGTCAAGGTTTAATTCTTCGGGTAAAGTAAAATTTTGAAAATGATGCCCGAAAGTTCGATAGAATTTACCGACCATCTCTACTGCGTCAAGCACCTCTTGGTTATTTTCTCCCAAAGCTGAAGACTCCGCTTCATTTAAGACTAATTCAATTGCTTTTTTAAAATTCATATTATAAAGTATCAAGTAAAATTACATCACACATCCATATAAGAAAGTTTCTGATTTCATAATTAAATCTTTTCTCGTCATATTTAAACAATTCTTCGTATTCTAAAAGCAAATTGTATCTATCGTCAATTTCACTCGCACATTCTTTCGATAAATCATCTATTGAATTAGATATTAGACGATCTATGAGTTTAAATCCATATATTATTTCTCTTGTATAGTTCATGATAAAACAATAGTGGCAATTGGATTATTTGTCAACCCCAAAAATTTGATTCCATTCATCTTTTATTTCAATGTCGGGAATTTCATTTAAACCTTGAAAGCCATCCAATAGCATCTCTATGATTTGACCAACATTCATGTTCATTGCCTCTTGTTCGGCAAGATCATATCGCATTTCATCAATAGTAGGATTGCCTTCTCTTAGTTCTCTTTGTGTGGTTCTCATATTTATTATCCTTCGTTTTGTGTTCCAACTACGAGTAGCTTAATATCTTTTCCTGTGTCTGTCAAGTGAAAAACATCGAGTACGACTTGATAAACTTCACCATCTTCGGGTTGAATGGAAATCCAAGCACAATTCTGACCTTCATCAGAATTAACTACATCCCATTCGTGTTCAAGTAATCTAGCTTTTTGATATTTAGTTAATTTCATAATTTTTCTAATAATTCTAATTGTCTATATAATTTATCTAATGAGTTTTCTAAATGTATAATATACTCTTCCTCATCGGGAGCATTGCGACAATACCATTCAAGCTCTTCCTCTAATTCATCAATAAAATTATGAGTATCTTTTAATTCTTGAATTGATTCTGCTTCTAATTTTAATCCACTTAATGCTTTATTGTTCATCGAGTTTTTGCCAATCAACTTCATTTGCTTTTATTTTCCATGCAATTTCTCCATTTGTAGGATCAGTATACTCAATATTAAAATCGCAATCGTCAAGAGTTTTGTGTGAATCATAACCTCTCACGATTTCTTCTGCTTCATCTCGATTTTCCGCCTCGACATAAAAGCAATTAATTATTTTAATTCCAACGCAATATTCTCTTTTCTTACTCATGCTTTTTTATTTTTGTAATAGTCTTGATCTAGTAAATCGTCTAATAAATGTACAATGCCCCAACCTAATTCTCTATCTAGCGGGACAGGCTCTTCTTCCATTTCTTGTGGAGGTTTGGAGTCATGCCACAAGATTGCGAGTAAATGATCTCTTTGTCGTTCTAATAATTGATAATCAATGTTCATTTTTTACTCCTTTAATTTTTGCCTATATTCTTCTGCTAGATCAGAACCCCATTCATCGACTGATTCATCAGATAAATCACAAGCAATTTCTATATTAGTGAGATTATGAATAGCTTCGTCAGCATAAACGCTTCCATCTTTATTGAGACTTGGTTGCTTGAACCATTTGCGACACTTTTTGTAAGACGAAATATGCCTATCAATAATTTCTATATCATCTTTGATGCAAGCCAAGCGATGTCTAAGCTGAAGATTTTCTAACATTAATCTTTCTAAATTATCTTTATGTACTTCTCTCTCTGCAAGAGTAAGCTTTACTGAATCTTCGTAAGTTGGGTAATCGTCTCCTGTAATTTTTTTCATATTTGTACTCTAGTTTAATTTTTAGTTGTTGTCAATTCTTTTTTTACATTTCGTAAGTTTGCTCTAACTCTGCATTCTCGTAGTCTTCGCTTGTCATTTCGCATTGATCACCATATATCTCAATGCCCCCATGCTCCACTAGTATTTCTCTAGCTTCCTTTTCGGTTTCGGCTTGGATTTCGTAGATATACGCAGTAGGTACAGAAAATACAAAATACTTTTCTTTTTTAGCTTTGTTTGTAACTTCAATCACTTTAACTTTTCCCCATGTTCATTTATTTCGCCTCGAATAAAAGCGCCAAAATCATCATTGCTTAAATGAGATGTATTCACACCAACTGATCCAAATCGCAAATTCATATTTAATGCGTCTGATCTTTTATTTAATAAAGCATTTAGCTCATCATTTAAATTAAATAATTTTTCTGCAATTTTCTTGGCGGGTGGATATTCGTAAATCTCACCTATGCGAGTATTAAGCGCGCTCTCTACTTCATGTAATTCTCTTAGTTGTAATATTTCTGTATTTCTATTCATATCTTTACCTTATAGGTCTTGGTTTAACTTGTCAAGCTCCGAATCATCTTTAGGTTTTTCTTGCTCTTCCACGAAACTAACTTCAGCATTTTGCCTCCACGCTTTACTAATCTCCGAATCAGCATCTAGTTCAAGGAACGCTTTATTTTGAGCATCTTCGGGCGAATCTGCTTCAACCTCAAAAGTGCGATATGTCGTACTTGCCATTTCTACTTCGTATGTTTTCATGTTATAATCCTAATTTAGTTTTTTGTTATTGTCAAGTATTAATAGATATAAATTGGAGTGTATTCACCGACATACGCTCCATCAATATTAAAATAAAAATATTCTTGAGCTTCTTCCACGCTCATATTGTCTCTTTCTGTGAGAGTCTCAAGAATAGAATCAACAGAGTATACAACTCTACCTTTAGTATCATGACCAAGAATAGAATCATCAAACCCATCGGCAAACATTGCTTCGGGATTCATTTCTTTAATTTCTTCAAGCAACTCTTTTCTTCTGTTTTCGTTCATGATTTAAGTATGAACCAATAAAGGTGATATGTCAAGACTTTTTTTTCTGCTTATGGATTTTTGTTTCTGCTCGCAACTTGTGAAGGTCTTCTATAATCTTCAAGCCTTTATAGTTTAAGCAGATCATTGATGGCAGTTGCCCCCACAACAATCATCAGTACCTTTATCCTCGCAAATTTGCTCCAACGAATCAATACTTAAATTAACATTATTTTTTATTAAATTAAGTTCTATCTCTGACGCAATTATTTCTCTTGCCGAATCTGATTCTAGGTTTACTTGTAAGTCAGCAAAATTTTTTAAAACTTTAATTATTATTTCTTTCATTATTTAATCTTTTCCTGTTAATATATACACTACTAATAAATACATAATGATCATGAAAGCTCCAATACAAGCGAAGAGTTCGTATATTTGTTTTAATTTATGTTTTAACTTTTTTAGCATACTCTATATTTGATTGATACATCTCTTGTTGCCTCTTTAGCTCGTTGGTATCTTGTTTTAATAAGCGAATACCTTTATCTTCTGTCATCTTACCATCAAGAATTTCTCTTACAATTAACTCTATGTTACGAGTTGTAATACGATACGGATGACTTCTGCAAAGGAACTTATAAAAGCGACCACTAATTTTTCCATTCTTTAGTTTTTTGTGCAAGAACCTTCTGTAATTGCAGTTTTTAGTATTATGTATTGTTTTCATAATTTAACATATCTTTTATTTTCACCATTTAATGTAAGCAACTTATTTAAATCATAAGCCTCATCTTTTGTTAAGATAATTGTTTTATTTGTTGGGATTCTTTCGTGACCATGTGGGCGATTCCAATCAATAATAATGTATTCACTTTTTTCTTGATTCATTGAATGCTTCTAATGTATATTTGAATGGTTGTCCTTCAATATTAGTTACTAACTCTAACATCGTCAAGGCTATTTCTCTAATTTCTTTTTGTGCGTGTTCACTATTTCTAAGATTTAAAAAATTTGCAAAGCTACGCATATTGAGCATCACATCTGCTTGTATCCGAGAATTGTAAGTCTTGAAGAATCTAGCAGACTCTTTCGCTCTTTTCCTGCCTAAGATTGGCTCAAGTTCTTCTAGGCATGAATGATATAAGTTATTACCTTCATCACTATAATCAATTAATTTTTGTTTCCATTTATTTGGGAAATCATCGGGGATAAATATTTTATCCTCTTTTAATTCTTTGTACCTTGCTGACTCTGCATTAATCGAAGCAATTCTATGCTTCAGTAAATGTATATGACTAGCAATTTCTGTATCGACTAAAAAATGAACAACACCTTTTTCAAAGGGAGTTTCGTGACCATTACTCCAAAGCATATTAATAAGCTTGGGAATGCGTTGTTTTTTTTCTTCAGTTAAATTCCTGCTTGTGCTTGTCCACGCTGAACAGGCAATGATTTCATCACTACCATAGTGACCTAATAATTCCACTTCATTATTCATGTAGTTTTCTTTTTTTAACTTCTTTAGTTAATTCTTTTAATTGTTCATCAGATAATTTTGGGGCATGATATTTCCATACCTCGCCTTCTTTATCTAGCTTAGAACTTAGCAACATTATTTTGTTATAAAATGGATACAACCAACTAAGGCAATTAAAATACAAAAGCCGACTAACCAAATCTCCACAATAATATAAAAATTTACTCAGAATTAATTTCATCTAATTTTGATCTAATTGCGTCTTCGCAAAGTTGATTAAATGTAATTCCCGATTCATGTGCAAACTTCATATATTTAAGAAGTTCTTCATCGTCAAATTCTAGCTCAACGCTTTCGTATTTAATTTTGCGAATCAGAACTGCACCATCCCTTTCTTCAAACTTTAACTCATCACCTTCTTCCCAACCTAATCGACCAAGAGCATCATCGGGTATGCGAAAAAATAATTCACCTTCGGGAGTTTCTTTTAATTCTATCTCGTATTCTGTCATATCTATTTAAACATATCGTATTCATCGAAATCATCATCTTCGGGACGATAAAGATTATTTTGCCATTCCTCTACCCTCTTTTTTCTTTCTGAAAAAGACTCTTTAGATTCATGCAAACATTCGTTGTGCCATTTGTTCACTATCGCATTTGAGCCACTTTGATGACCTTGCAGATTCTGCTCTAATTCTTCTTCAGTAAACCATTTATACTCTGTATTAAATAATGCGTCTACATTGCATGGATGGTATCCCATACTTACAAGCAAGCTCTTGAACATATCTGCGACACTCTCAACATCATGGTCTTCATCAGATTCAATAGCATATGTTTTCCCGTAGTTAGTTACTTGTATTTTCATTTCCAATCTTCCTCTAATATATATTTTTTATTAACTCTATTCATCTTAAATGCACGATTCTTTGTGTTGGTTTCAAATTCGGATAGATTAGCATGACCTAAATAAGCATAAGGCGGTTTTGCTAAAGTATTAATGAGAATGTATTTACTAATTTTTGTATTATCTTCTATCATGTATATAATGATATTATTTATTCTTGTTTTTGTCAAGAAGTTTTTTTGCCTTGCGAACTTTTCTCCAATTTATTTCAGAATAGTTGTCTCTAAATTTTTTTGAAGCATTGTTTCTAGGCGAATCGCCTTTGCCATTTCCGCTTGATTTTTTCTTCATTAGTTCCAATCAAAATCTATGTTGTATCCTATTGCCCTTCTTTTATTCCAACCCTTGGATGGGCAGGTTACTTCAATGCAAATATCTCTACCTAAGTGATCGCCATCTATAATTGGAGCACCCTCTTTATCCATTTCTTCCACCCAATCTATATTTAGATCATTAAATGCAAAAAGATCATATTCCGATTCGTCATCTAACCACATAATCGGAGCAGACCAATCGTCAGTATCATCTTCTCGTCTGATTGTCAACCAACTTTGCGAGTAAGCGTTTGAGATTTGATCCGAACTTGAAATATGTTCTGATGGGAGGCGATTTCGATTGTATTGCTCTGTTAAATAATTATCTGATCTATTTTGCATATTCATATTTATTTTCTATTAATTCTTTTATTTTGTCTCTAGCTTCAGCCCAAAGTTGAGATTCGACTTTTTCATCAAATGCTTGTAATTTCATTATTCCATAACGATACCACACATCACATATCTTGTCAATGTTTTTATCATCGGGTTTTACATTATAATGATTCCAATTTTTTTCTCCATCAATTATTTCTTGCTCTATCCATTCAGCAGGGAAACCATTTGGAAAATACATAAGAGCATTGTCGTTTGCAAACTTTCGGGCAAGAGATACGAAACTATCTTCTACTTCATGCGACTCATAAAGATCAGCATCTTCATACCAAGACTCATAGACACTAATTTCAAATTGAAAAGTATCTTTAATTGCAACATATTCTTGTTCCCACTTTTGGCGATTATCGTCACCATGTTCTAATATGTCAAGAGTATGAGCTTTACCATACCATTTCATGTGTCGCATGACTCTACTATTATAAATGATCTTTTGAAACTCCTCAAGGAGTTCTGCATTAGACTTATCCGTAAAGGATGTTCTTCTAAAACTAACTGATAAACCTTCTCCGCTCATACTTAAATACTAGTTATAATTATTAATATTGTCAACCCTATTATGAAAAATAATTCAAATAAAAATGTCCATTCAGCTTTCAAAAACTATTTCCTTATTTCCTTGTTTATTATAATTAAATAAATAATGTTCTCTACCTGTGTCTATTGAATGATACTGAAATTCTTTAGTAGGCGGATCAACTGCATAGCAAGCAACATCCCAAGACCATGTGCTAGGATCAGTATATTCGTACTCTCCCGAACCATCTTGTTTAACCACGCACCACTCGTCTCCACAATGAATATTATAATCTATATAATTACCATCTCCCAAATCATAACTATACCAATAGTCAAAGTTATCTCCTTCAGTTTCAACTTCGGGATTAGCTTCAACTTTTTTGATATGAGTTAATGCTAAATCAATTATTGCTGAAGCAACTTCTTTAGGTGCTTGCCAAGGTTTTTCTAATTCAATCATTATTCCATGCCCCCTTCTTTATTTGATATAATTCCTTTTTTAACTAACTGCTCAAAGACATTCCACATTTTTTGATAACGAGTCTCATGCAGTTGTTTTATGCCGATAAGCATATTTAATAATTGGTCTTCGGTATGCTTGATTGGAGAATCTCCAATCGCATATATCATTGTTTCTATATCTTCACCTACTTGGCGAACATCACTCATTGCATCTTCTAATTCAAATCTATTCATGGTATTTAACTATATATGTTTTAAATGTTCTGTCAACTAAAATATCATTTATCATCGAAAAAATAACATTCCAACTACCCCCTGCGAGTCCACAAGAAATACCCCAAGGCAAACCTAAAGTCTTTTCTGCTCCTTCATGCTTGGATTGCCATTCAATATGACCCGCCACTTTATTTAATGCAACATAAAATGCTTCGTAATTAACTGACCTTTCATCTCCAATCTTCGATTGGGTATACATATTATAAATGCCTTTGTTTTGTGTAGCATCAGTAACTGCAAAACTATAATCTCCTAAAACATTATCGCCCTTCATCATTGCATGACAATCCGCAGAATAAGCATTAGGGTAACGATATTTTATTTCCCTAGCAATTCCTGCACCCATAACATTATGAGTGTTGCATGAATGAGCTATAAAGTCAATGCCATTTGGAAAATCAAGAAGATTGCCATCTATTATTTTAATGTCCATACAAATATAATCTCATAAAAAGAAAGGAATGTCAAGAAGATCAAGAATTTTTCTTGTCATTTTAACTTCCTCTTTAGAATCTGTTGGTAAATTTTTAAATCTAACGGAATAACCTAAGTCTAAAACTTTTTTAACATACTTATTTGTCGTAAATCTTTTTATTCTTAATTTAAAAGGTAAATTAGATTCATCAAGTTTGTATCCATAACACATTTTTAACTCGCCTGTCAAAAGTCTTCTAATGGATCGCCCAAAAGTTGAATGTGCAACATCTTTCATGTGGCTTATTTGACTTTTCAGACTAATACTAGCATATGATTTTAAGTATAGTTTTTGAGCTAATTCTCCAAGCTCTTGCCAAGTAAATGTTTCTATATCTCCACTTTTTTTGTGAATTAGAGTGAATTCAGCAGGTTCGCCATTAATGTCATATTTATGCCATCGATTGTTTTTTTTAAAATTTTCTTTTAAGACAAGATCATTGCTTGAATATTTTGAACATTTATACCCACTTTTATCGGTTGAAAAAATTCGCTTCAATCTCGATAAGGAGATTGCAGGATCATTAATTATCAAATGGGCGAATGCAAGTTCATCCTTAATTTTAATTATATTTAAATTTTTAAAATTTATTAATTCAATCGGGAATATTAATTTATCTGCAAACTCTTCTATACTTTTTTTATACAGGTATCGTTTGAAATTTTCTATATCTTTATTTGTGTGTTTAGCCGAGCAGTAAGTTTCGGAAACAATTATTTGGTGAGGTAAGTCATATCCGTTCTTTTTGTATTTAGGCTCTACATAACCTGTGAGAGCATTAGACATCTGTGTATAATTTATTTTTAAATTTTCATCAATGGATTTATCGTATGAACTTGGATTTTTGCAAAAATGTTTAAGGTTTTTAATAGAAAAAACATTATTAGTTTTAATGTTTCTGATGTGAGACTCTTTTTTGCGTCTATGGCTAGAATTATCAGAGTCAGAACCTTCTCTTATGTTATATCCATTGGGATATATACAATTATTTAATTGAATATAATGACGCTCTCTTCTTAGTAAATCTACAAACTGAATTTTTTCTTCTAAAGCTTCAATATGAAAATTTTCTTTACCATAAAATTCGATAGCTTTTTTTAGAAAATGGTTATGGGTATTCTCTATTCCATCTTGATAACGCTCATTAAGGTCTTGACTTGTGCATCCAATATAACAAGAGTCCCAAGCGTTTAAATATTTATACTTTTCATGAAATGGATCGAATTGAATTTTATTTGTTATCTTGTAAACAATGCCAATTTCCTGTTCCAAAATATAACTATCTTTAAGATGTTTTTGAGTTAAGGTCATAAAGACATAAATAAATCAACCGCTTTTTTCTACTAGATTATTTCGCAATATTTTGATCGCTTGATCTTTTAACTTAACTTCACACTCCCACTTGGCAGGTTGATCGGGTTCAATGGCAATATGTGGTGGAAAATTTCCAAGAGCAAAATAGTCTGCGTGAGAGCGAGGCTTTTCGGGTTTACCTTCTGACCAATGGAAAACAGGAGCAAGAAAATTGTTATCACCACTTCCTTGATTTACCCATGTATATGCACATCGCTCTGCTTGAAATGTAATATTATGATCTTCTGATGGATTACAAAAGTCATGTAAATTGTCATAGCAAACAGGAATATTAACACCATGAACTGCAAATAAATACTCGCTGAGTTTAATGCAGTTATCTACATTAAAGAAACCTTTGTCTTCGTTCTCAATAGTTATTCGATTGTAAACACCTCTATCGCACATAGAAAGATTGCGAAAGAATCTAGTAGCAACAACTTCTAGCGTCTCATCCGCTTTGGGTGAATAATTAATATGTATATTCATTGGAGCGGTATGGTCTTGAGGTAATCCGACCATATCGAGAACTCTTGCTTGAAAATTCAGTTCATTTATTGTGCGATTAACTTTATCCCTATCGGGAGACGCAAGAACATTAAACTGATCGGGATGCGATCCTATTGATATATTAAAGCGTTTAGCGATTAAACCTATAAACCCTAACCCTTTTTCGATTCTTGCTTTGTGAGGCAATTCTGCCATAGAAATTTCCAAAGTCTGATCGGTAAGGAGAGGAAAAAGAGCAGAGCTAAGACGATAATGCCTAATGTCCGAGGCATGGCAATGATTGACAATATATTGAGTAACAACAACATTGTGCAAAATTCTTTCAGATAATTGATTGATAGCTTCATCCCTGCCTTGAGAACTACACAAGTCATTAAATCGTTTGCGAGTCATAGTCCTAAAGGAATATTTAACCTTGTCTTTCTCTTTGAGTTGCTCGCTAATGCAAGTTAAGCCTAGTATTTGTTGTGACATATTATAACTATAAGGGATATGATCTAACCTGTCAAGTTTTTTGTGTATTCCTTAGTATGGAAATAAACGAAATATTGATGATCGCAATGGGGGTTATGGTATCTGTGATCGCTTTCTTTTTGAAAAGGGAAAGTATGAAATTAGAAAAAATGTCTAACAAATTAAGAGACATTGAGGTGGATTTAGCAAAGAATGGGGCGAGGGATGCTGAAAGATGGGTTCAAACTAGCAGACTTTTAGAAGATAGAAGACAAGATGTAGTTAAAATATTTGAGAAAATAAACCAATAGTGAGCAACGAGTTAGAGAAAAATTTGTATGTAATTATTGGACTAACTTTATTTTTCTTAGAAAGAGAAATTATAGTCGATGTAACATTTTTACTAATTAGCTTTTTAATCAACCTCTGATTTTGAGTTTAATTGCATTTACTATGGAATTAACTCCCGCTTCATTGCGAGTATGCAATTGCTCGCCATTAACAAAAGTGATTTTCCACCACTTTTCTCCCTTAACAGGATCGACTCTTGCTTTGACATAAACCACATTATTCGGATTTATGTGGTAATTTTCATTATTTGCGTCCTCTATTTGAATCATTATTTTTATATTTATTTGGGTCTAAACCCATAAGTTTAGTAAAATCTTCTATCTCGATAGCTTCCTCTTTTTCATTTTCATCTATTAAAGAGGCAAATTTTATTTTATCCATTTCTAATATATTGTAAGATGATTTTTGTGCATCGTCAAGCATTAATCTTAAAGTATCTAATAAGTCTTTAACGCTAGAACCTATCGCTTCTGGCTCTTCTGCGTGAGCAGATATTTCTCCATCATCGTTATATATAGTTTCATATAAACCATATAATTGATCGCTTGATTGTATTATTCTATAATTCCACATATTATTTAATTGCAAATGGAGTTTGCCAACCCATTCCCGAATGAATTTCCGCAGTATCTTGAGGTTTCGTAAGTGGTAAATTCAAGGATTCGGCAAGATTTTTAACTTCTTGCCTATTTAAATTCACTCTTTTACCATTAACCCAAACTACATATTCTCCCGAAATGCTAAAAGGGTGAGGGACAGGGTTTATTTGTATATGACCTTGATGCTCACTAAGATCAATTTCTTTATCAAAAAAGGGATCAACTTCTACCTGTTGAGGCTTGACATCGACTTTAGCAAGAAATTTATTCTTGGGGTTTATGGAAACGCTCGGACTATAAAATCCAAATGTCATTATTAATGATAATATTACGATTAGGTTTGAGTATTTCATTGTTTGTTTTCTTCTTTTAGTATTTCACTTTCGTCTATCCATTTTTCAGAATATTTACAAAATTTTTCTATTTTTAATATATCTATGTTCCAATTTTTATGCTCAATCATTTCCATTTGATAACCTAGTGCTTCGTCAGCGTCTGAAGCCATGTAGTAATGAGAATTTGATAGCATATCTCCTCTTCTTTTATAAGTTATTTTATATTCGAACATTTTCTACTCCCATAAAATATATATTATAATCAAAAGAAGCAATAATGTCAAGCCCCAATTATGATTTTTTATCATACTAATCCTTCGTATAGATTTCTGATTGACTTTACTGCGGATTTTAATTCTAAAGTATAATCTATCAATTTTAATATCTGAGCATAAGTTTTTTTATCTTCGGAGCGATTTTTTGCGTTATACCATAAAGAATAAACTTCTTGCCTTAAATGTGAAAGTTCGTCTCTTGTCATACTAAATCCTCACAAAGTTTGATTCCATTTGAAGTGATTCTACGCTTACCATCAATTTCAATTAGATTTTTACCTAACAAATAAAGTTCGTGATCTCTTTGCAGAGATGTTTTGCTCAACCCTAACTTAGCAGAAAGACCTGTGAGGCTAATTGATCCGCACTCTTTTAATATTTGCAAAATTTGTTTCTCTGTCCGAGAAATACCTAGAGGTAAAATACCGATAGCGTCACGCAAGTCTTTAAAGTGATGAGACTCAAATCTTTCGATCTCTTTAGATTCGCAATACAACATAATTTCTCTTGAACGCATTACAGCACTCCTAGCATTACTTCTAATTGTCGAGGCTACTTCATTTATGCATTCATCAGAGAAAGAAATATTACCGCAACAAATTTTAATAATTTCGCCAATCTCCTCTTGGGAGTACGGATCGAAATCTATTGTTGTTAATCTATCTTTAAGTGGCGGAAATATTTTATCACTCTCTGTTGTTGCAAAAATAAAGGTTTGCTTTCTGAAGTCGAACTCAAATGTCATTTCATTCCACTCAAAACGCTTTCTTGTATTTGTTTCAGTATTGAAAATAGTTAAAAATGCCATTGTTAAATCTTTCGGCAAAGCATGGCATTCGTCAAAAAGAATTGTGATCTCATTATCCGCTACTAAAGGCAGAAAAATTTGCTCAAAAAATTGCTCATTGTTTTTAATTGTAGAGCAATTCAATTCTAAGAACGAACGCTTGCCTCCGTTTCTATTATACAGATTCTTGGCGAATGCTTTAGCAAATTCAGTCTTACCTAAACCTTTTGCACCAACTAGATTAAGAAATGGGCAAACGCTTGTTTTGTGAAACGCATCTAAATAAAAAGATAGTTTCTTCTTAACGCACTCTTGCCCGATCAAGCCATCGAAATAATTGTTGTCCATAATATAAATCTAAAGTTAAAATTAGTAATTGTCAAGATTAAAAATGAGTTATTTCATATTCGATCTTTGGAGTTTCTTCTTGATCTTCTTTTTCTGCGATAGACTCTTCTACTGATCCAATATGAATTTCTTTGCCCATTAACGATTCTAGCCATTTTTTACAGACAACTACTTTAGCTTTCCTGCCAACCCAATCAGCTAATTCCTCATAGGAAATTTCTACATAAGGAGTATATCCTTTTGGTCTACCTCTCTTCATATTCTTTTATTAGTTTATTTAAATCTTGCCTATACTTATTTGTATCATCTCGGAGATCGTTTGTCCATTGAGTCAAAACATTTAAAGAATTAATTGTTCGATTTTCCAACTGCTCATCTTTTTCGTTAGATAAAGTTATTAGCATATCTTGAATAGATGATAGTTGTTTATTATATAATACTATTAATTGAGCAGTTACTTCAAGGGATTTATTAAATATTTCTAAGTGATCTTGCTTGTTGCAGTACGACCCGCCTTGCAAAACATTTGTTACTTTGTCCATATTTGATAAATGATCCTGTTCGAGATTAAATAATTGCTCGGTATAGAATTCATAGCTATCCCAAGCTATTTCATTACTTAAATCATCCATATTATAGAAACTTATATAAAAGATTTAATTGATTAACTCCAAGGTATTTATTAAAGTACGCACAAAATTCAGCAACCCTTGACGCACTCCAATTTTCTTCGTTAATGATATGTCCTACTTCAGCGTATTCGCCTTCGTTCCACAAGTCTGTTAGTTTGATATATTCTGTTTTCATCATGTAATAAGCATTGCACACAACGATCAGCTTGTCAAACAAAAATTAATCTAAGAATAGATTTTCGTGAGAAAAATAAACTCCTTTAGATAAAACTAGGTTTGAATTGGTTGGAGAATGAAATTCTACACCAACAGGCTCGCCTTCGGGTACGGGCATATTAGAGTCTTCATAGAAAAATTCTTCTACTTCAGACGCACAAACTATATCGAATGATTTATTATTCATATTATTTATTATTTATTAATTAAAAAGCTCTAGTTGATTTGGATCATCTTCTTCCTCTTCAATAGATTCTAAAAGTTCTTCAGTTTTATTAAAAGAATCTGCACTTTTAAGCCAATTTCTTTGAGCCATTCTGATTACAAAACGCATAAAAGAAAAAGCATAAATTTTATTTAATTCAATATAACCATTAAAGCCATCAGCTTCCATAATGGTGAATACTTTTTTCTCGTCATCATATATAAAAGTTGCGTTTTTTAATTCTTTTTTAATCTCCATATTTATATTCTGACAGATTTTTGTTTATTTGTCAAGTTATTATTTGCAATTTGCTTGATAAAATTTTTGTCTCCTCTGTTAATTAATTTTGATGTATATTTGTCGCTAAAGAGTTCGTATTTTAAGTTGTCTAAAACAATTTTATTATTTAATTTATCGCAACAAGAAAATATATCAACGGCACAATAATTAAACTCATGCCATGTATGAATACTCATATGACTTTCTGCGATCACTAAAACTCCTGTGACTCCATACGGACTAAAAGAATGAAATAGACTATTCACTATATTTGCATTACCTAGTTTAGCAGATTGAATAAATATTTTTTTTATAAAATTAGAATCTTTTAAAATATCTTCATCGCAATTATAAAATTCAACTAATTCGTGACTGCCTAAGTGCATAGGTATAAATATATCACATTATTTGAGAAAAGTCAAGAAAAAATTACTTTATCCCACCTATTTTACTCATAATCTACTTTTTATTATCTTATTATAATATTCCTTGTCCCAAAATTCATAATAATTTGTTTTATGCAATTTTTTAGAATATTTATTTAGTTCAGATAATTTTTGTATTAATAAAATAGCATATTCTTTATTATTTGTCTCGATCCCGTTTATTTTATTTATTTGATCAGGATGATCCCATATTAACCAAAGATCTTTACTGCGTGAATACTTTTTATTTATTTGACAAAATTTTTCAAGCCATTCTGTGCTATATTTATCCTTGTCTCCATATATAAGGTAAAGCATTGGATGCTCTTCATTTTCCATACATTCTGTAGCGTCAATCCAAAAGTTTGTGGACTCTATTATTTGCACTTTATCCAAAAAAGCTTTAGCAAAAGGGCATATCGCATGACCGCCAATCTTTTTTCTTTGCAGGGAAATATAATCAATATAATCTTTAATCATTTATAAAAAAATTTTTATCATCGTATCTTTTTATTTTATCTAAATCTTTTGTTTTTTCAATTTTAGAATCTCTCTCGCATAACCATTTATAATCTTCTGTGTTATTCGACCACGCTTCTCCGTTCCAAAATTGAAACCCTTGGTAGTCAGACTTATATATACAAGCTTTTTCATACCCTACTCCTGTATACATATAATCTTTATTATTTGCAATACAATAGTCTATTTCTGCAAGGTTTGCATATTTGCCTAAATATAATTTTGGATTTTCATAATTCCACGCAAACTGCGTTGAGAAAACACTATTCTCTCCGACATCTCTCAAGAATGTAAAAGCAATAGGTTCGTCATTTAAATAATAAATTAAAAAATGTTTTCTCTCAATCTCTAAACTTAGTAGAGGCTCTAGCTTCCAAGGCTTAAAGTTTCTGTATTCAAAATATTTATTAAATATATCTTTTAAAATTTCTATATTTGCTTTATTCGCTTTCGTATATTTGACCACAATATCTTTGCATTTTTTTCTAGCCTTTCGACTACTGCGAGTATCAATAAATTTGCTTAAATCAATTCTTGTTTGTCGAGCTTGATACCAATGGGATTTTACTGCATTTTTAGGAGCAAAATAGTCATCAGGTAACCATCCTTCCTGCAAAGCTCGCTCTTCTTCGTCTAACGGAACTTCTGCCATGCAATCAAAAAATAAATAATCGTATTCAGTGATTGCTCCTGAGTAATGCCTAAAATATATTCTCATGCCTTGCTTTCATCAAACATTGACCATCCTTTAGTATTTCTTACTCTTCTATCTAGAAATTTTAACCCAAGAGATATTGGGTGAAATTTTTTAATTTCATACTCAATTAAATGAGGGTCAAAATCTTTACAACTATAGACATCAAGTTGTAATAAATTCGGAGTTTTTTTCTCCCAAGAATGCAAAGATAAATGACTTGTTGTTATTAAACAGAACCCGCTAACGCCCTCGTTATTTTTTTCATCACATCTCACCGAGACAGGTTCATGCAAAACTTCCATGTCAATTAATTTAACAATTTTTAAAAGCCATTTATTTGTGAAATCTGTATTCGTAAATGGGGTCTGCTCGAAAGTAGCATTAACTAAAAGATGTTTATGTTCCACAAAATATATTACACTTACCAAAAGTTTAAAGTGATGTTTTCTCTGTTACATTTATGGTCTTTTATTTGCGTTAAAACAGTTCGTAGAATGTTTATTTCATTCAAAGTTTTTTTAGATTTTCTAGCTTCATATTTCTTTTCAAGCTCTATAATTTTGTCTTGTATTATTTGCCTGTCAAACTTTCCTTTATATGACCAGCCTAAATCAAATCCTCTATGCAAACCTTTCTGATGAGCTTCTTCAAATTCATTATTTAAACCGTTATCATACATGATTTACTTTAAAACCCAAGTTTTTACATCCTTCACAAAATCTTCTGTTTTAATTATAGATATAATGTCTTTTCTATTTTTACGCTGATAAAGTCTATACAAAGCTTCTTTCGGACTTGAAACAAAAGATCGATTTGTAATTTTAGATTTGCACCAATCTAGTAAATCTTGGCGACTTACTATCAAAAAATGTTTTGAATGCTCAAAGGCTATGTAATCAGCTTTTCCGCGTAACCAACCTTTGTTTCCTCGCACATTTTGCAACTCTATCCAAATTTCATCGTGATTAAAAAAGGCATCAGACCTAGAGGTTTTCTTGAATCCTTTTACATCAATTAAAGAATCTCTAACTTTAAAATCCCAATGTTCGTGCATGTCCTGATTTTTTGAGGCTTTTTCTACACTCCAATTTCTGGACACACACATGTTGTAAAACCTTTTTTCACTACTATTCATTTACCAATTTTTTATTATATTTGCGACTATAAAAAAACAAGTTATTAAATTAACTATTACAATTAAACTTCTTAATAAAAGACTTATCTTAGCGTCTTTTAATGACAATATAGGTATGTCAGGCTCATCATTATCCGTTCTCCCTACCCTATGATCAAGAGTTCTAGCCCATATTAACCAAAATTTTCTAAGCATGATTTATTTATTTATTTATTTATTTATTTGGATCAAAGGAGTTCATAGTTAAGAACCAAAAAATTGTAGAACAAACTTCTTCGTCTGACAAACTCGACGAATTTACTATATTTGACCCTAAAACCTCTCGCCAAGAAACTTCATTAAAGCTATAAAAAAGCTTGCTTTTGACATCTCGAAGCTCTGCACAGGGAAAGCCTTCACTTTGAAAATCTTTACAGAGTCTAACATGTATTTCATGTTTTGATTTTTGAGGCTGAGTCTTTAACAAGAAATCCCATGCACTTCTAGCTTCTACGTCAATATCTCTAACACTTTTAGTCTTTTCATACCTAAGTTGTTTTGAGTACAGTTTATTAAATATCTGTTTATAGGAATGTTTATTTATAAGTTCGCTGAAATTCATTTTGTGGATTATTTGGATACATTATTCTTTTTTGAAAATCAATTAAAACATTTTGTCTCTCTATCGCTTCATGCTGTATTTTAATGGTATCTTTTAAATATGTTATTTCGTGATTCTGTTTAAAAATATAAAAAACTACACAACACCCGATTATAGTTAATAGCAAATTTATTATTCTCTCTTGCACAAATAATATTACACTTTTATTTGTCCCATTTTTCAAGATCAACTCCTCTTTCTTCGCAAAGAGCTACGGCATAACCTACTCTAAACGAATGCTTGTCTAGAAAACACAGAAGCCCCATGATTATATATGGTTGAACTTTATAAAATCCAAATTCAAAAAATACTAAAAAACTAATTAAAATATATGGCATAAACTTGTTTAAAGAATATTCAAGAATAGATAGGAATTTATTGTTCATGTTATAAATTATAAGTGTTTATTTGCAAAATGTCAAGAAAAAATTAGTCAAAATATAAAGTGGTTTTATTATTGTATATACTATAAGTGTCTAACAAAAAATCTAAAGATTTCATTTTGTCACACAAATCATTAGCATGAGAATTACCAAAGACTTTAGAATTATTATTTAAATTTATTTGATTAATATTTGAATCATCTTTATTCATAATTGTGTTATCAACTCCTACCGCATACTCTTTCGACTTTATCATGTAATTATTTTTAAAGTTTGCGCGGTCTACCAAAAACTCTTCGCAATAAATATTGGTATAATCTGAGCTTAATTGATAAAACTTTATTAAATTATTTAAATAGTCCCAGCCTACTCCATAATAAAAAAAATTATCTTTTGAATTGTAGATATTTATGTTTAAAAAATTAAATAACTCTTCGACCAAGTTATAGAAGTATTTATCTTTAGTCTTTTTCCCGAAAGCAAATCTTCCATAATTAATTAATCCTGAGTTATCAACTGATGGACAAAAGGTATACGCAGAGATATGCTCATTTATAAAAATATCTTTTTCATCTATATTTGAAATACATTTACTAATAAATAAATTTTCTTCAATAGATAGGTTTGAATTTAAATTAAAAAAATGCTTGCTATATAGATCAAGTTTATATTTAATTTGATTCATTATGCTAAAACGCATTGAATATCAGACAAAAAAGAGCGAGCAAAACCTACGCACTCTGCCATACTGTCATCGCCAAACGTAGGCCAAGAAACAACAAAATCTCTATAATTTATAAGCTTTAATGACTCTCTCTTTTC